CCACTTAATATAAATATGTGTCCGATTGGAGAACAGTACTGTTCTGGTGATTGTGACTATTATACAGAAAATTAGAATTTTGTGGAGGTGATAGCATGAGTAAATTTGATTACGCTATATTTGTTGGTGGATATGATGACCTAGCAGTATCGAAAGAGAAATATTCAAAAGAAGAAGCTGTCGAGATTGCAAAAGCGGAATTAGAAAGAGACAAAAAGCCTTATTATATCTGCATTTGTAATGGATATGTACGACACAGAGCAGGTATTAACGAAGATAATGAGCCTTGCGTTGGCTGGTGGTTGGAATATAAAGAGTATAAGAGAAGTTGCCCGTGTTGGGTATTCCATATTTCCGAAAAAGAAGACCACGGATTTCACAATGAATATGAGTGTATTCTTGTTAGTTAAACTTAGAATTAAAAGAGGAGTAAAAAAATGGATAGAACGAATGCATTAAATTTATGTGAGGAATATTTACACCAAGTATGGTGTATAGAAAGTATGAAAGATGGTGGCGCAGTTTCCTTGTATGGCTTAGAACAGCACAGAATTACACTACATAATTATTTATGTGAAGTATTAGAAATAGACCATGTAAAGAGTAAGGACATATTGTCATATCTTGATGAAAAGATAGGATTTGATTTTTCCAAAATTCCTAGTGAGAGTGATTTGAGAAATTACGCAGACAAGTTGTTAAGTCTGCTCATGGAAGAAAAGAAAAAAGGTAATATTTAATGTTATAAACTGAACTTTAGGAGGAAAATGATATGGCAAATTTTGATGAAGATATTAAGAGAATCACAGATGAAATCCTATCGGATGGAACTGTTGATCAGATTATTAGAGAAAAGGTGACGGATGGAATAGAAAAAGCAATAGCTAGTTCATTTAATTATGGAAAGCTTGAAAAGGCGGTCAAAGAAAGAGTTGAGCAGGTTTTAGTTCCGTTTATTGAAAGCTACGACATGAGTGGATACATTGTAAAATTGGACACACTTCTTACGGAAATGGTCAATAAGTCTGTCCTTACTGACAACAAAAATTTGTTGGAAAATTTTAAGTTTATGATGGAAGAACCGCAGGAAACAGATATAAAGATATCTGATTTGTTCAAGGAATATAAGAAGTTTGTTGCCGGTGATATGGAGGTAGAGGGCCGAGAGATTGTGATAGAGGATAATGCTGAATACGAGGCGATGGATGTACATTTTGAATTCGAAGAAGAGGGTGAGAGAAGCTGGAGCTCATTCAAGTATGCAACTATTGACTTTACAGTGGATGATGAAGAACAGCAGGATAAATTAAACAGAACAGTACGTCTTTCGCACTGGACAGGGGATAGAAAAGCCGGATGGGAAATTAGAACAGACACAAATCCTGACATATATTCACTTAGGCACATGAATAAGTTTGATTTGCTTCTTGCGAAACTGCAGAGAGCGGATGCACGAATTATCATAGACGAGACTGCAGACGAGGATTTTGTTTATTCCGATACAAAGCCAGAGCCGACCTATGAATAGCCATGAACGGTCAGCTAACATTTGATAAATTTATGAATATAACAGAGGAAAAGCCACCGGAACATAAGCAAGAGAGAGTTCCGATGGTGGATCCATGTTACTACTGTTTATGCAGGTCGTGTATCAATAATGCAGAGAGCCTTACTGTTAATCCGGAAGAAGTACCATATGACTGGCACCCGTGCTTCTTTTGCGATATATGCAATAATTTTGATGGAGAGAGCCCAGAAAATATGGAAAGGGAAGAGTGCGAGGAGTATATGATAGACGATTATCATGCGAGGAAGAACAGAGAAAAACTAAGGATTGTGAGGTGAAGTCAAATGCGAAAACCGATTCCAAAATCAGTGCGAAAGCGGGTGTACGCAAAGTATGACGGACATTGTGCGTACTGTGGCTGCAAAATTCCGGAAAAGGGATTCAATGTCGATCACCTGTATTGCCTGAGAAACTATGAGTACACAGAGGATTTTACAGGTATCGATGTGCATGATATTAAAAATTTCATGCCGGCCTGTGGCTCATGCAATCGTTATAAGGCAACCATGGATTTGGAAGAATTCCGGAAACAGCTCCAGAAGATACCGGACAGGCTGGCAAGGGATGTATGCACATATAATATTGCAGTCAGATATGGCATGGTACAGGAGAACAGAGAACCTATCAAATTCTATTTTGAGAAAATGGAGGAAACAGTGAATGAAGAGAGAAAAGCTTGAAACATACATAGGCAGACAGGTCAAGGTGCTGCTGTTTGATGGAAGAGCCTACGAGGGCTGTCTGCAGAAGACCAATACAGACGCAGTTAAGCATAATCCGAACCTATACTTGAAGCATAATTATTATGCATTGCTTGACAAGGGAGGGAACACTATGGGACCAATCTTCCGTTGCTCCCATGTTACGAGGGTTAAGGAGGTGGGCTGATGCAGGTACATAGGCTGGAAGACTACAGGATTCGCAACAGACAAGGTAGGTCAAGAGGCACCGGAGGATATTACGTCAATC